TTGAAATAACTCGTTCCGGATACAGGGGACGGAAATAACGCTCCCGTCCCGGTATTCACTGTGATCGATGTGGCTGATGAACTGATTCCTGCCGCAAGCACAGTCTGTGCATTGTTAGCGGCTAACAGAGTGAGTGCCATTTATCCTCCGGGATTTTGGGCAATAAAAAACCCCGCCGGAGCGAGGTTTTTTTATTTTATGTTTGTTTAGTTGGTTTTTACTTGGAAAGTATTTTTCAAGTTAATTATTTACATGGTTACATCCAGTAGCTGAAATGGAATACCCATTGAAGTTAATGGTGTAATTATTACCATCTCCCGCTATATATGAAACAGTAGAGTCAGCACTGATTCCAGTCCTGCTACCATTAGGTTGCCTTGTTAAAACTCCGGAATCTAACTTTTCACCTCTTTTGGTGAATATTGTAAATCTATTTATATAGTCTGTCACAAGGACCAAGTTACCATCCCTTGAATCTCTGCATTCATATTTATCGTAATAAAACCCTTCTCTATTGGAATTATTATCACTATTGATAGGCGTATTTCTTTTCGGTATATGAATGCTAGGAGAGCTTTTCCTTACTATATCATTCTCACCGTTTGTTTCAGGTATACCCTTTTCTGAAATAGCGCCAAAAATTGCAAACGCAGTTTCGTACCATGCTTTGACGCATGTGATATCACTACATCTATCTCTGGAATTCCATAACGATTTGGTGATTTCTGAAAAAGCTTTCCTGTCTTGAACCGATGCTTTAGCCATACCAAAAAGATATTTTAAGTCATCATCACTTTTAGAAAGGTTAGGGTCTTTGCAAATGGTTTTTTCTGCGAAATTTTTTGCTATTCCGCAGTCAAAAGATGCGCCATGCGATTGAAGTGTTACACCGGCAATACCTAAAGATACCAACAAGAGTATTTTATTCATCATTCTCACCAGACCCTATGAAAGATTTCTGAATATTACACCACTCACCCGACAATAGTAACAGTCACGGGCTGATAAAACGGCATATGAAGCAATCCGCTGTCGAAAGCCTGCTTGAATAGTGAAGCATACTCATACTCATTACTTTTGATCAGTATGCTCGCCTTATTGTTGTACACCCCGGAGTTAAAGCTCTGCGCGTTGTAGAGCGATGAATCAGTTAGTTTTCTGAACCCTTTTATAATGGATATGCTCGCCCCGTCGCCAGAGAACAGTACCGAAATACTCCAGTGCTGGTCGTTTGTAACATCAACGCCATCAACACCAGTCAGGAAGCGGATAATGCGACGTTTTAGCCAGGGTATCGTGAAGCTGAAACCGTCTCCCTTATAGAAGTTCCACGTCATAATCCGCTTAAACAGGTCATCAGAAACTACGACCTGTTCAGACTGATTAATGACAGTACGGGAGTTAAATGGCGCTCGGTTGAACATGAGTGTATTGAAAGGACCAATGACAATCTGGCGACCACTCGACAGAACCGGAGGCTTAACACCGTAAATCCCCCGCGCTATCCACCTGAGTTGGTCTCCTGCGTTGTATCCACCAACGAAAATTGGTAAATTCGCGTTTTTCATCCACTCATAGACGTTCTTTGCCATCGCGTTATACGCAGTCACGAAAGCGCGGATATTGTCATCATCATTGTACTGCGTGTACAGGTACGAACGGATAATATCCTCAAGCATTTCATGCTCCGTCAACAGTTACGCCATCAGACGCAATATAAAAATAACTGAATGGATCACCACTAATGATATTCGTGTTTGGGTCCACGGAAGTAATCGCGCCATTAACAGTCACGATAACGTTCAGCTTCGTAATTAAACTCATATCGAGAACAGAATTAACAGACTGAAGGAACGTATCTTTCAGGTTATTGATGTTAAGCGGTTTCCCGGCGTAAATTCCATTTATGTACTGAATAACTGGCCCCGAAACAAGCGTGGATACTGTGGCGTCAGTAAGGTAGTTTGCTCCTTCAGTTCCCCACTCAAACCGAATCGTTACCTGCTGCTGCAATGGGATAACGAACGGGATAAGGTAATTGTCCGGCCAGTCGTTGATGGTAACCACATTATTTCTTACGTTTGGTGTTACCTCTCCGCCTCCAGTCCATGGGCCAGCTGCCGTGGTGTTTATCCCAATTGAAAACGTATGTGGCGTAAGCACCGTCACGGTCAGAGGAACATCATTCACACCGGCCATCCCATTAACACCTTTGATGTTGATCACCTGACCGCTGGTAAGCCCATGCGTGATCCCTGTCGTTACAACACCAGGATTGGCATTCGTTATGCCAGTAACGTCAACTGTGGTTCCTTTCAGCCTGCTGATATCCCCAGCTGATTTAAATATGGCACCGGCCATTTCATAAATGTCGCCGCCGCCGCACATGATTATCCAACGACTACCGTCCTGTACCACCGAAACAAGTCGCGCCTGAACACCATTCACATCGTTCAGTTTCTGACGGATAAAACCCGGATAACCCTGGACTGTGGACATTTGCGCTTCCCACACCCGATCCCGAAACTGGTAGTTGGTTTCAGGCTCTAGGCCCGGAACGCCAGCTACCGGATTGTTGCAGGTAAGAGTGATATCATCAGGGACACTGGTGCTTATCTGGTTGACGGTCCCGACCGGAACAGCCCATGATCCGGTAATAGTGGCGGTACACGTAGCCTGGGATGATATGCCTGAAACCGGAATAATGGTGGTATCGTTCAGCGTATAAGAGTACGTCCCGTCGGAAACCATAAACCCCTGCGGAACGGAAAAGCCAGGAGGGCCGGAAAACTGTACTGGAACTGTCGTTGATCCCTGTGTCTTCTGCGGTGCGATGCCCGACTGCTGGGCCAGCAAATTGAGCATGTAGTTATTGGCTTTTAATGGGCCAACCGAGTTAATAAGGTCGACTCGCGCCTGATCGCATATCAGCAACGCGCCAACGTCTGTACTCACTATATCTTCAATCAGTGAGCCAGGTAACTCGGTGGTGATGCCTGGCGACAGCTGTAACGCCAGTGACACCAGTTGCTCACGCAGGCTTTCGGGAGTTTGCGGTACAGGGCCAGCAGCGGTATAGCTAACCGATAAATCACTCATACATTCACCGTCGCAATAATTTTCGATCCGGCGTTAGTTATCGCCGATATGTTGTAAACAGGCGGATCATCACTGACCAGCGCGATTTGCAGCGAGGAGAAATACGGACTGAACTGCTGTTGCAGGCGGTTCACGTAATACGTCGGCAAAACCTGCTGTATTACCGAACCGTTAGCGGGGATGCCATTATTCGCAAAGAATGGCGATTCCTGTGGCGCCAGCTTCAGGTTTTGTACCAGCGTTGTCAGATAAATTGAGTCATTAAACCCGTTTTCATCCGTATCCACTTGCACCCACTTCCCGTCTGAATTCCTGCCGTAGGTTCTCATTCGGTGATATTCCCGTTAAATGGCGTTATCGTTGTCCCGGTGTTGCTACCGCCGTTCCCGTTTGAATGCCGATGGTTATTGCACCATGAAGTGAGGGCCTGCCAGCCGGCATACATGATTGCCGGACTTGTACTGGCTGTGGCATCCTCCAGTTTCCCGGCCTGCCCCGTCAGACTCCACATACCGTCTGTGAGCGTGAAAACGGTCATTCCAACGGTGACTTTAAACTGTCCAGGCGTGACGATGGTTACGCTGTCGGGGGTGAGTAAAAAAGTAGAGTTACTGCCAGCATCGCGGATGGTGACCCCCTCCGGCCCGTAAATGGTCACCACCTGACCGTCCACTGGCTCCCACTCTGTATTACTGATTGGGAGGAATACCAGCGCACTAAGGTTATCCGGTGGCGTCAGGTCAGCAATGCCGCCACCCTGCCCGCTAACCCCACCAAGGTAGACATCTGCTGGGATTACGATACCTTTATCGCCAGGCTGCATGGGATAGCGAATATACTGCGGGCCAAATAACGGAACGGTGACCTGCGGGAGAAGGAACGGGGTGTCACGCAATTCGAAGGCGACGGTGATCATCCGCCCTTCCTGACTTACCACGCTGGCGGGTAATACTTTGCCAGCTTTTTGTAGCGCCTCTTCCACTTTTTTTTCGGCAAATTTGTTCATGCTTCTGCCGAAATTCAGCTTTTGTTCAATGGTCAT